GATGATGACGATATGGAAGAAGCTGTATCAAAGTTATCTAAACTTTCTAAAACTGAACTCGTACAACAATATACTAAAGGTATGACCAAATCTGCACTTGCAAAAGGTATTGTAGAAATGGAACACCCAGATAAAAAGAAAAAAGATAAGATGAAAAATACTTCATATGGTGAAAGTATTGATGTCAAAAAAGATGTTGATGCACTTCTAGAAGGTGAAGATTTTTCTGATGAGTTCAAGACTAAAGCTGAAACAATATTTGAAGCTGCAGTATCATCTAGAATTTCTGAAGTTAAAGAAACTTTAGAAGAACAAAAAACTCAAGCTATTGAAGAAGCAAAAGAAGATATGGTTGACAAAATTGACTCATATCTAACTTATGTTACTGAAGAGTGGAAGAAAGAAAACCAACTTGCTATTGAAAGAGGTCTAAAGGGAGAAATCGCTGAAGACTTTATTACTGGTCTTAAATCTTTATTTGAAGACCACTATATTGATGTTCCAAACGAAAAATATGATATTCTTGAAGCACAGACTAAAGAAATTGAGGAACTAAAAGCAAAGGTAAACGATTTGATGGAACAAGATAAATCAACTAAGAATAGAGTTGGTGAACTTGTTCGTGAATCATTAATTTCTGAAGTATCAAAAGATTTAGCAGAAACAGAAAAAGAAAAATTTCATTCTTTGACTGCTGATGTTGAATTTTCTGGTGAAGAGTCTTTCAAAGAAAAACTATCTACTTTGAAAGAATCATACTTCCCTTCAGAGAAAAAAGTTGAAGAAGTGTTATCTGAAGACGCTGAAAGTCCTAAGACTATTGAAGCAGACTCAGATGCAATGGCGGCATATACGGCTGCAATTAATAAAACCCATAAAAGGGCAGTAAACAAATCGTAATGATAAATATAAGTAAATATATAAGGAGAAACTAAGATGTTTCAAACAACACATTTACAAGAGAAGTGGCAGCCCGTTCTAGACCATCCAGATTTACCAAAAATCAATGATGCTTACAGAAGAGCCGTCACTACTGTTATCTTAGAAAACCAAGAGAAAGCACTTAAAGAAGATGCTTCTTTCTTGGCAGAAGGAACTCCAGTTAACGCAACTGCGGCTGGTGTTAATCCAATGGCAAATTGGGATCCCATCCTAATTTCATTAGTAAGAAGAGCTATGCCAAACTTGATTGCATATGACATTTGTGGTGTGCAACCAATGACTGGCCCAACTGGTTTAATCTTTGCAATGCGTTCAAGATTTGATGACCAGTCTGGTGCAGAAGCATTAGTAGATGAAGCAGATGCAGAACATTCTGCTGATAACGCATCATCTGGACTATCATCTGCACAGCAAGGTACTAACCCTAGTATTCTTAATGATTCACCAGAAGGTACTTATACTTTCACACAAGGTATGACTACTGCACAGGCTGAAGCACTAGGTGATAGTTCTCAAAACAACTTTGCACAAATGGCTTTCTCTATTGAGAAATCAACTGTTACTGCAAAGTCTAGAGCACTTAAAGCTGAATACACAATGGAACTTGCACAAGACTTAAAAGCAATTCACGGTCTTGATGCAGAAACAGAACTTGCAAACATCCTTTCTGCTGAAATTCTTGCAGAAATCAATAGGGAAGTAGTAAGAAGAATTTACAGAACTGCCGTAGAAGGTGCTGCTGTAAATACAACTACTGCTGGTACTTTTGACTTAGATACAGACTCTAACGGTAGATGGTCTGTTGAGAAATTCAAAGGACTAATGTTCCAGATTGAAAGAGATGCAAATGCAATCGGTCAAAAAACTCGTAGAGGGAAAGGTAACATCTTACTAGTAAGTGCTGATGTTGCTTCTGCTTTACAAATGGCTGGAATTCTAGATTACCAATCTGCATTAAACAACAACCTACAAGTAGATGACACTCAAAACACTTTTGCTGGTGTATTGAATGGTCGTTACAGAGTATATGTTGACCCATATGCTGCAAATGTGGCTGCAAGTCAATACTATGTTGTTGGATATAAAGGTACTTCACCTTATGATGCTGGTACTTTCTATTGCCCATATGTTCCACTACAAATGGTGAGAGCAGTTGGTGAGCAAACTTTCCAACCAAAAATCGGTTTCAAAACTAGATACGGTATGATTGATAACCCATTCGCAGTTGACGCTGGTGCGTTAGCTGACGGTAATGATGCTGGTTCTTCAAATACTGCATTTACTAAAGAAACTAACCAATATTACAGAAGAGTTAAAGTCGCTAACTTAATGTAATAAATACAATCTACCACACCACTAAAAAGGGGAGTTCGCTCCCCTTTTTTTTTGATTATAAATAATAGTATGACAGATATAAACGCACTCACAAGACAACCAGAAGAGATAGACTATTCTGCACCGAGTCAGTATAGGTTCTCTATTATACAATTACCTAAAGTACAATTCTTTACTACTGCGTGTAATATACCAGGCGTTAATATGGGTGATGCAATATTCCCTACACCTTTTAAAGATATTCCAGTTTTACCAGATAAAGTAACATTTGAGAATCTTGAACTAACTTTTTTAGTAGATGAAAAATTGCAAAACTATCAAGAACTCTTTAACTGGATTATGGCGATTGGATTCCCAGAAGACAGAGCTCAGTTCAAAAGTTTTAGACAAGAAAATGTAGACCAGTTTCCTACATCTCAATCAAAAATAAATGCACCATCAGATACACCTAAACCTAGAACACCAGACGGTGCAATGTATTCAGATGCAACATTAACAATACTATCTAATAAGAATAACCCAGTATTAAATGTTAACTTTTCAAATGTATATCCAGTATCACTCTCTGCATTACAATATACAAATGACCAATCAGACACTCAATATATGAGTGCAACAGCAACTTTTCAATATCAATTATTTAAATTTGAATCGTTGTAAGACTTGACAACTTTTTAATTATAGTATATAATACCGTATGGACTTACAAAAAATACAAGAAATGTTTGATAAAGATTCTAAGATTGATGAAACTAACATCAATCTAGAGGAGACTAGAAGTCCAGCATTACTTAATAAATATTTAAAACTTTACACTAATTTTAGACTTATGTTAAGTAAGGCTGAAACTGATATGAAAATATTAAAAAAACAAAAATGGGAATATTACTCTGGTAAATCAGAGAAACCATTTGAGTTAAAAATTCTTAGACAAGATATTCCAACATACTTAGAATCAGATGAAGATATGGTTAGACTACAATCTAAACTAGATTATCTTAAAGTTGTTTCTAGTTACTTGGAACACATAGTAAAAAACTTACACAGTAGAGGATTTCAATTAAGAAATATAACAACTTGGATTAAATATACGGAGGGTGCATTATGAGTATATGTGAAAATAGTTACTATTATTTCATAGGTGCATTAAATGACCAACAATGTAATGCAATTATAGAAAGAGGGTTGTCTGATATGACTCTCACAGAACAAAAAAGTGGTAAACACGCCACAGATGCTACTACTTTTGATTTTAGACAAAAAGGTGGTGAAACATCTAATGCTGGTAATGTCGCACAAAATCATTTGACTGCACAAGGTAGAAGAAACAAAGGTATTAAAGAAGAAGATGTTTATGTTAGAGATACTAAAGTGGGTTGGTTAGCAGACAAATGGATATATGATTTAATACACCCATATATACAAGAGGCAAATCAAAAAGCAAATTGGAATTATGAATGGGATTTTTCTGAAACTTGTCAGTTCACAGTATATAATCCAGGCCAGTTTTATTCGTGGCATACTGATGGTGGTTCAAGACCATACATACCATTTGACCCAACAGTAAAAGAACAAAGAAGAAAAGACAATGACGGTAATTATATGATTGCAAAAGATGATACTGGTAAAGAATTAAAGTTTGATAAAACATACAGAGATGGAAAATTTGAAGGTTTACCAAGATATATTCCAGCGCCTGGTTTTGTAGATAATCCAAATCAGTTCTGGAAGACTAGAAAATTATCCGTTACGGTAAATTTAACCAATCCAAAAAATTACAAAGGTGGTAATCTTAAATTTGATTTAGGGCCTCATATGGGTGAAAAAAGATATCATACTTGTAAAGAGATTAGACCAAGAGGTTCTATCATAGTATTTCCATCATTTGTACACCATTTGGTAACTCCAGTTACAGAGGGGACTAGATATTCTTTAGTAATATGGAATTTAGGAAAGATGTTTAGATGATTGATACTGTAAAATTTTTCAAAGAAAAAAAGTATGTTCTCATAAAAGAGATGATACCTAGAGATATTGCAAAAGTAG